GCATCGTATTCAAATTTTAAGACAATTATGACACCAACTGTCGATATAACTAAGAAGGTTACAAATGTAAGGTCATTTGCAGAGGCAAAGCCAGATTGGAGAAAATACTGCTCTTATTGGAGAGCGTACCCTGATAGATTTATCGATATGATTCGCCCTGCAAATTGCAAGATTGATCTTTATTTCTATCAAAGAGTTATGCTCAGAGTTTTGTTCAGACATAGGAAGGTTTTCTTTACATTTACTCGCGGTACTGCAAAATCGTTTACACAGATTCTCGCTTTATACCTGAAATGTATATTTTTTCCAGGGACTAGCTTATTTATTTGTGCCCCAAATAAAGAGCAAGCGGCAAAAATCAGTAAGAGTAACATCGAAAAGATTTGGTCTTACTTCCCAATTCTGAGAGATGAAATTGCTAAGCATGAATTTCAAAAGGATTATACTCGTTTGATCTTTCACAATGGCTCTATCCTTGACGTAGTTCAAGTAGCTGAAGCTGAACGTGGTGGAAGAAAAAATGGAGGTAGCATTGAAGAGATTGTAGACCCTAAGATGAAGAAAGATACACTTCACTCTGTTGTTATTCCTTTGATGGCAAATGATAGACTTAGCATGTATAAAGACCCTGTGACTGATAGTAGTGTTGACCCTAACGAATTGCATAAATTTGAATGGTATATTACGACAAGTGGAACAAGACAAAGTTTTGCATTTGAAAAGATGAAAGAGACTTTAATGGAAATGGTTCAAGGAGATGAAGCATTCTGTCTTGGTGCAAGCTATGAATTAGCTTGTATGCACAATCAACTTGATATTAAATTTATAAATAGACTTAAGAATCAGCCAACATTTAATCCGCTGTCATTCGCAAGAGAGTATGAATCTGTTTGGACAGGAACAAGCGATAACTCACTAGTTCAACTAGAAGACTTAAATGCTTGTAGGGTACTTACAAAAGCAGAAGATAAACATAGTGGAGAAAAGAATATAGAATATGTTCTATCATATGACGTTGCACGTGCTGAGGGCAAGAATGCGGCAGTTTGTGCGCTATGTGTCATTAAGATAATCCCACGTGGAAATGGAACATATCAGAAGCACATGGTTAACATGTACAGTTTTTCTGGCACTCATTTTTTAGAACAGGCAATATTTATTAAGAAGAAGGTTAATGATTTCAAGGCTTCCATGCTTGTTGTGGATGCGAATGGTGCTGGTAAAGGTCTTGTTGATATATTGGTTACTGAATGTGATGAAAATCCTGCTTATGCAGTTGTGAATGATGATACATATAATAAGTATAAAACAGAGAATAGTATACCTATCCTGTACGCATTAAGCTCTAACACAAAAGAGAATAAAGCTTCTAATATACATAACGTATTTATCGGAATGATCTCAACCCATGCAGTTAAGATTTTGCACAGTGAATCTCAAGCTAAAGCAGATATTAAAGAAACAGTAGACCCTGAGAGGGCATCTCGTATGTTGTTACCATTTGCTATGACTGACTTGATGTGCGAAGAGATAATGAATCTGGAGTACAAACAAGCAGGAAGAGATACACAAGTAAAGCAAATAAGTCGTTCTATAAACAAGGATAAGTTCAGTGCGTTCCAATATGGCTTGTACTACATTTACAATCTTGAAATGAAAAATTCACAGCGCAAGAGAGAGACTGTCAATGCGGCAAGCTTTATGATGGTTAAAGCTCCTGTTAGCAGATTTAAAAGATAAGGTGGTGACGAGAGTGAGTGAAGAAAATAAAGATTTACAAGGACTAGAAAGAAATAGTGTTATCATGAATTTTGCGGCTCTCAATAAGTTAATTTTAAGAGATTTGAGTAAGTCTAAGAACTACAATAAGATTCTTAAGAAGTATAGTAGAGATGATATCGCAAAGTTTTCAGAAAATCCAGCAAACTACGAGAGACAGACTAGAGATTTAAGTAATATTCTTTACAATAAGAGTCCTCATTATAAAAGGCTTATTGCTTATTTTGCAAGACTACTTCCATTGTTCTATGTCCTAGAGCCATGTAATATTGAGTTCGACAAAAACAATGTGAATAAATTGAAAAACCAATATAAGAAAGTGGCTCAGTTCGTTGATAACATGAATATTAGACATGAGTTCTTAAAGGTTCTTGATGTTGCGTATCGTGAAGACGTTTATTATGGTTATGAACATATGGATGATACTTCATACTTCTTCCAAAAGTTAGACCCTGATTATTGTCAAATCTCTAGTCTTGAAGATGGAGTTTGGAACTTTTCATTTGACTTTAGTTATTTCCAAACCAATCCAGAGCAACTTGAGATGTTTCCCCCAGAGTTTAAGAAGATGTACAATCGTTTCGTCAAAGACCCTAGTAACATGAGGGTTCAAGAGTTGGATTCTACAAAAACTATTTGCATCAAAATAAATGAGAGTCTGACATATGTTATGCCCCCATTCTTCAGTACGTTTGAAGCAATATTTGATATTGAGGACTACAAGGCTTTGAAGAAGGATAAGGAGGAAATTTCTAACTATAAGGTAATCTATCAAAAGATTCCTATGAGAACTAATAGTGATGCAAATGATGACTTCTTAATTAACCTTGATACAGCAATGGTATTCCACAATAAGGCGGCTCAGGTTGTTCCTGATCAAGTAGGAATTATCACTGCTCCTTTCGATGCAGAGGGTATCAGCTTCGAAAAAGATCAAGCAGACTTTGACAATGTTGCTAAAGCAGAGCGTGACTTCTGGAATACAACAGGCGTAAGTCAGTTGCTATTCAATGCAGATAAGACAACTAGTGTTGGTCTCTCCTACTCAACTAAGACGGATGAAGCAATGGCGTATGGTGTCTTAAGACAGATTGAAAGATGGATTAATCGCAGGATTAAATTCTTTGTAGGTAACAATCAGAACTTTAAAGTTCGTATGCTTGACGTATCAATTTTTAATCAGGATGATCAATTCAATTTGGCAATTCAAGCAGGAACTTATGGCTTACCTGTTAAGACAGCTATCGCATCTCTGTTAGGAATGTCTACAAGTTCGATGATGAATATGTTTATTCTTGAAAATGATATTTTAGGTATTAACGATAAACTTGTACCCCTACCTTCTGCACATACCCTGAGTGGTAATGGAGATGTTGGTGCTCCTCCTAAATCAAATGGCGACATTACAGACGAAGGATTAAAAACAAGGGATGCTAATAAAGGCAATAATAATTAAGAGTTTAGCATAAATTGACAGATATAAGTATAAATGGTATAATATTAAGAAAGGAAAGGATGGCTAGTTTCTTTTAAAGAGACTAATTCATCGCTCCTTTCTTTTTGTTTTTCTTTAAAAACAAAATTAATTGTTATAATTCTCATAACAGATTAAGTAGAAAGGGGTGAAAAGATGAAGGTCGAAACTAAAATTCCTGTTATTTTTCAAAATTTGAATGTCTACAATGATTCACGTTTTATGAGAGTAAAAATCTGGCTCATGCATTTGGGTACTAACTACAACGGAAGTTACTTCAGTAAAGAGGCTGTTGAAAAAGCAATTCCTTCTTTAGCTGATACACCTATCTTGGGTTATATCGAAGTCAATCATGACCAACCTGATTTTACAGATCATAGAATGAAGATTACTATCGAGAAGAATAATGTTGAGTACACTTATCTTGGTCAAGCGTTTGGCGTAATTCCTGAAAGCAATAATGCCCAGTTTGAGAAACGTGTAGGTGATGATGGAGTTGAAAGAGAGTATCTTACTTGCGAAGGTATCCTCTGGAACAAATGGGACACTCCAACTGACATTATGAATCGTGATGGTGTTAAGAGTCAAAGTATGGAACTTCATGACGATTACACTGGAAAGTGGGATGAGTCAGGATTCTTCCATTTTGAAGACTTTAAATTCTTTGGTGCTTGTATTCTTGGTGATGGTGTAATGCCAGCTATGAATAGTGCAAGTATTGAAGTTAAAAACTTTGCATTTGACGCTGAAGCTCTCCACAAAGAGGTTCAAGAACAAATGGAAGAATTTAAGGTTGTATTCTCTAAATATCAATCGTCTATTGATGATGGTATAAATAAAGATAAGGAGGGTGAAGTCATGAATGAAAAACTTCTTGAGCTTTTGGCTAAATTCTCTTTAACTGAAGAAATCCTTCAAGAGAAAGAATTCAAACTTGAAGATTATTCTACAGAAGAAGAGCTTGAAGCTAAATTGTCTCAGATCGCAGAAGAAATTTCTGCAACAAATCATTCTTCCGATGTTTGTGAAGTATGCGGTCAATCTGATTGTGCTGGACATGCAGACGAAACTCCAGTGACGTATACTGAAGAGCAGTACAATGAACTTGTTACGGCACACAGTCAAATCGTTGATGAGTTAAATGCAATTAAAGCTGAATTCGAAGCTTTGAAAGAAGCTAGTGAAAGACTGACAGAATTGGAAGCGCTTACACAAGAGGTGGCTGAACTTCGTGAGTTTAAAGCAAGTACTCTTGCGGCTCAAAGAGAAGCAGAAGAAAATGAGTTGTTTGAGCAATTCGCTGATCAACTGACAGAAGAAGAAATTCAAGCTGTTAAGGAACATGCTTCTGAAATGTCTGTTGGAGATATTGAGAAAGAATTGTTTGCTCTTGTTGGCAAAAAGACAGCTACATTTAGCAAGAAAAAAGGCGCAAACAAGTTGCCTGTTGCTAGTCCTAAAGTTGACAAAGACGTTACTGATTACACTTATATACTGGAGAAGCATAAAAATAAATAATCTTCTCTTGTACATAAAAAATACAAAAATTATTATTTAATTATTATTAGGAGGTTTTAAAAAATGGCACATGGAATCGTAAGATTGGATAAAGTTAAAAGTGCATACGTTGGTCATATCTACAGCGTAGTCCACACTGCTGACATGGACAATGGTAACGTTGTTAAAATTGGTGCGCTTAAGGCTGGTGAGCGTGAACTTCACGCTGTAACTGTTCCTTCCGCTGGCGACAATGGTATTTACCTGATCGCAAATCCAGAGATCGTTTATGATCAAACTAAAACAAAGAATGGTGCTCTTGAGAATTTCTATATCCCTGCTGGCACAGCGGCTCGCGCTTATCACCTTGCAGAAGGCGATATTTTCTCTGTTACTTATGACTCTCTTTCTCTGTTGGCGACTGACGCTGTAAAAGGTAACTTTGTAGTTGCTCAAGCTGGCTTGAAGCTGAAAGAAGTTGCTTCGACTACTTCTGAGAAATTTGTTGGTCAAATCATCGACATCGAGACTCTTGGCACAACTACTGTTGTAGGTCAAAATGGCTCTATTGCACGTATTAACAAATATGTAGTAATTCAAGTTCTTAAAGTTAATTAATTTTTAATACATAGGAGGTAAGAAAAAATGGAACATAATGCTCTAATTAAATTGTGTGTAGATGCTGTAAAAGGCAATGTAGCTAATTATTCTGCTAAACAATCTTCTGAAGCTATTCGCCAAGAGTTTGTTGAACTTATGGGTACTGCAACACCTGATTTCCGTACATTCCGTAAGCATAAAGACGAAATTTTCGCAATCATCGAAGTTGCTCTTGATCAACTTATTACTGATGGCATCACTCAGTCCAACTTCTTTGATCAATTCGTTGAGTACAAAGACCTGAACCTTGGTGACGCTAATGAGTTCTACGTAGAAGATCGCTCTGTTCTTACAGTTGGTAAAATTGCTGGTGGTCACTTTGACCTTCGCAGACAAAAACTGAATATTGGTGATAGCTTCAGCGTAACAACTGCTTGGTACGGAGTTAAGGTTTATACTGATTTCCTTCGTTTCCTTGCTGGTCGCGTTGACTGGGCTGGTCTGGTTCGTAAAATTGATGAGGCAGTTCGTTTGAAACTTGCTGGCGATATCTACGCTTCCTTCATGGGTTCTAGCGCATTTCTCCCTGCTGAGTTCAAAAAGTCTGGTACTTTCACTGACGCTAACATGGTTGACCTGATTCAACACGTTTCTGTAGCTAATAACTACGCTCCAGTGATCATTGCAGGAACTAAGAACGCACTGAAGAAAATCAATGGTTCGTATAGCTCCCAATCGTTCTTGGTATCTGAAGATATGAAAAACCAACTGAACAAAACTGGTTTCTTGAATGTTTATGATGGTAACGCTCTGCTGGAAATCCCACAAGTGTTCACGCCTAACACATTCACGTTTGCTCTGGATGACAGCAAATTGCTGATCCTCCCTGCTAACACTAAGCCTGTTAAAGTTGTTCGTGAAGGTCAATCTATCATCCAAGAAAATTCCGATGGTAGCAAAAACGCTGACATGAGCATGGAATATACATTCCTGACTCAATATGGTGTTGCTGTAGTATTTAACAACGCTTATGGTGTTTACACATTGTCGTAATTTTTATAAGAATAAATACATAGGGATAGTTTCGACTATCCCTTTATTTAAAATTAAATGAGAAAAAGGGGATATTTAAAATGGCATATCAAAAGAAGGTAAAAGAAGAGGCAATTAAAGAAGCTCCAGTAGCTGAAGTAAAAGAATCAGTTCAAGAAGTTATTCCAACTCCAGAAGTTAAACAACCACCGAAGGTAGTTAAAGTAGATAGAGACCAACAAGTAGAGTGTCGCAACGTTACAATTGGTCAATTGACTTATCGTAATCAAAATGGCTATCAAATTGATTGGGACAACTATGGTGACGTTCAATGGATGAGTGTTGGTGAACTTATGAATATGAAAGCTTCGCAAGGACGTTTCTTGAATGAGCCTTGGCTTGTAATTGAAGATGAAGATGTTGTTAAGTATCTTGGTCTTAAACCAGTATATGACAAAATGATTGAAATTGATGATATTGAAACATTCTTATTTAGTGGATTGGATAACATCGAAGCAGTTCTTAAGGTAGCTCCTAGAGGTACTAAAGAGCTTATCAGAGATAAGGCTAGAGCAATGATTGCAGACGAAACTCTGTATGATATTCGTGTTATCAAATTCCTTGAGAAAGCACTAGAATTCGGATTCAATCAAGAATAATGGGAGGCTAAATTATGACTCCTTACAGTAGTGTTTATAACTTTTTCCTTTCGAAAATTACTGACTACTCTTTTTTAAAAATTACACAAAATGATCTAGAAGACTTGTTGTTAGTATATCTCCAAACTGCTGTTTCTAAATTTGACAACTGCAAAGTTGATTTATCTGATAGAGATGATTTTGTTAAAACATTTAATCAAAACCTAACAGATAAAGAAGTAGACATTATCGCAACACTGATGGTTGTAGAATACTTGAGACCAAAAGTTGTTACTAGTGAATTGTATAAGATTTCTATGTCAGACCCTGATTACAAATTGTATTCTCAAGCCAACCACATTGATAAACTCTTAGCTCTTTATTCTAAGATGACCGCAGAAACGGAAAGATTGATGACTAAGTATTCGTACTATAAGTTCAATCTGGATGGTTTTGAATAATGAATAAGATCAATGAGAGTAGTGAGATATTTATCAACTATTCAGCTTCTCTAGCAGATAGAATCTTTAAGATTCTTCCTCTGTATGAAGAGAAGAATGAAGGATTGTTTAGATATATTCAGTCATTGATCTATGAGTTTAACGGCTTGGTTTGGGCTGTAGAATCGCTTAACAGTAATCCTGATTTACTCGTTATTATTGCAACTATGGAGTCACTTTCAAATGATGCAATCATGTTCGATGAAGACAAAGAAGTTATAAAAAGAGAAGTTTTTAAATGTATTGATCTTTCTAAAAAATTAAAATCCACTGATGAAAGTGGTGATTAATTGTGAGCAATTACTTTGACAATTATTCCAAAAGAGTTAGAACAACAGGTGGAGATCAAATTGGAGATGCTGTTAAGTCATCTACAATTGACGCTGTAAATAACGCTTTTGAGGAAAGTCCATCCTATACAGAAGTCATTCTAAATGATACTGGTATGGGTGCTAGAGTAACATTATCTAAAGACTCAAAAGAAATTGAAATTCTATACAGACCACTAACAAGATCATTTGCTGGAGATTTAATTATCTATAACAATGAAAAGTGGATTGTGTTTGAGTCCAAGAATCATGAAGTTTATCCTAAAGCAACAGCAAAGTTTTGCAGTGAGTCCTTAAAATGGAATCATCCTACTGCTGGAGTTCAAGAGTTCTTTTCATATGTTACAACTGGAGGCACAGCATTTGGTATCTATGATGCTGACAGAATTGAAATGAATTCTCCAATTGGTGAACTGAGAGCTTATGTGCAATACAATATCTATACTAAAGATATAGTAGAAACTCAAAGATTTCTTTTAGGAAATCAAGCTTATGAAGTCAAAGGCATAGACGATATTACAGGTGTAATAAACGGATATGGACTAATAAGATTCTCTTTGAGGGTTACAACAAAAAGAGTTACAGATGATTTTGATTTTGGAATAGCAGACAATTCTCACCTGTTAGGCGGCTCAAGTGGAGGTTCGTCAGGTGGAAGCTCTGGAGGAAGTGGGGGTAGTGGTGGATTATGGTAAATATTGAGTTAATATCAGACAACATTCCTTTGATCATATCGGAGATCGTAAACATTCAAGAAATTGCTAAATACCTTTACTATAATGTTTCTTCACCACAGTCTCAGCCAGATTTAGCTCTTCCTGCAAATAACTTAATAATGACAAAAGTATTCCCTTATCCTTTCCTTTCTACCTCAGTAGAAAGCGACTGTTCACATATTAGAATTTATTATCCTGATGGTGTGTTTGATGAAAGTGGAGAAGTGTTGGGTACATCTATCTTCTTTGATATTGTTGTAGCAAAAAGCTTGTGGCTTGTAAATGATGGAAAATCTTCTATTAGACCTTATATGATAATGCACTATTTAAGTAAACATTTCCAATCTAAAAGTATTGGAACGCTTGGCAGAATATGTTTCTCAAACTTTGTTCATCTGAATGTTGATGAACGATTTGATGCAATTAGATTGCAGGCAGATATGACTATCTTCGGAGGCATTAGTAATGATTGATATTAAAGAACTAGACAATATTGATCTTAAACTAAAGCTCCTTGCAGGAGATACATTATCTACTAATCTAATTGAAATAGCACCATTAACAATAAGGGAAGTAAAAGATGAAGGTTACATTAAATACAATACACACTTAGGAATGTTAATGTTGACAAAAGAAGAATTACTTCAACAAGATGTTCCAGAGCTTAAAGACTTTGGCATATTTGAAATTATTCTGTACTCAGGCAATGAAGTTATGACAGAAGCTCTTGTTAATGCTTTAGCTTTCTTCTTAGGAGAAGATAAAGATGATTATATGATTACAGATAAAGGGCTTATCTTAGGTTATAGCAGACTTGATGATGCAAAAATAATTACTCCAGAGATGTACTTAGGAATAATTGAAGTTGTCAAATATCAGAATTGTGTTAAGAACAGCAATGAGAAAGTTTCTAATGAACTTCTTATGGATGAGAAGGCTAGAAAGATAGCTGAGAAATTCAAGAAGGCAAAAGAAGATGTCAAAAAAGCTAAGGACTCTGCTAGAGCAGATGGAGATGAGATAGACTTTGCTGACATTATCAGTGCTGTTAGCACTAAAAGCAATACGTACAATAAACATACAGTTTGGGATGCTACGGTATATCAACTTTATGATGAGTACAAAAGACTAGAAATGATTTCTAGTTACGAGACTAATATAATGGCTATGATTCAAGGTGCTAAAATTGAAAATATGAAGCACTGGTCTGCAAGAATGGAAGAATAAATTAGGCTCATTTATACGATATTCAGCAAGTAAATCTTGCTTAATATAATTATAAATACATAATAAATGGAGGTTATACAAAATGGCAAATTTAAAATATGGGGTTAAAGAGGTTGCTGACGTAACTTTTTATGATCTTGCAACTGGTAAACCAGTTCTTTATCTTGACACTCTGAAAGTTTCCACTATTGAGAATACTGCTGAAAGTTCTTCGGCGCGAGGCGGAAAAGGTAACCCAAAACTTTTGACTTGGGATTTTAATCGTGAAGGAACTGTGACAATGCAGGACGCATTGATGTCACCAAAATCCATCTCCCTGATGACAGGTAATGATATGGTAACTGGTACTCAAGAAGTGTTCAAGCGTGAAGTTCTTGTTGCTGTTACTTCTAGCACTTCTGGTCAAACTAAGGTTACTACTAGTCAAACTTTCTTGGCAGGTACAGTATTTACTTTTGATGGTGACGAATCTCAAGAGATTACTCCTGTTAGCAAAACTGGTAACGTAATTGAATTCATGAACAGCGACATTGCGGCAGGAGATAAAGTAGTAGTTCATTACAAATATACTACTGGTGCTAATGCTCAAAAGATTACAATTTCTGCTGATAAGTTCCCTGCGTACATCAAAGTTGTTGGCGATACGTTGATTCGTAACTCTTTGACTGGTGCGGATGAAGCGTTCCAATTCGTAATCCAAAAAGCAAAAATTCAACCAAACTTTACATTGACGTTCCAAGCTGATGGCGACCCAACTGTATTTGACATGAACCTTGAGGTTTTCCGTACAGATGCTTCGTCTGAAATGATCACGTTGATCAAGTACTAAAATTTAGACTTGACAAATTAACTAATATGTTATAAAATAGGGATAGGGTAAATTACTCTGTCCCTATTTCTATATCTGGACAGAAATAAATGAAAGAATAAAAGGGGATGTTAAGTATGGCAAGAAAAAAGCAGTTATCTTATACAAATGTAAAAAAGGACGATAAGAAATTAGACGAGAAGCTAGTTGTAGTAGTTGGTAACTATACTTTTAATGTTGATGCACATTTTAGAGATTCTAAGATTATGGATTTTGTAAATGAATTTCTAACAGATTCTGAAAAAGCAAGAGCAGATGGAATTGATATTGATGAAGTATTCTTTCCATATGTTATGATTATAATGATTAAGCACTTTACAAATATTCAAACTCCTGAAGAAGTGAATGAAAAAATAGCTTTCATTAAGATGTTAGTAGATAATGAACTATTTAAGCCAGTTATTTCTGCACTTCCTGCCGATCAAGTTGAAAAGGCTTTCACTAAAGTTGAAGAGGTAGCAAAAGAGAAGGATAGTTTGCTAGACGTTTTAAATGCTCAACTTGAAGCTATGGAAGAAGCACAAAGAGAAGAATTTGAAAAAGAGTTAGAGGAATTCCTTAAAGAGAATGAGTAGTATTAGGGGTTGGTTTACGTGGGCTACAAAAAGACCGTAAAGAATACGTCAGAGCTTGAAGATGCACTAACAAAGATTATTCTTGATAGTATGAAGGTTATTGCAAAAGATGCAGTAAAAGAAGTAAAAGAACATGTCCAATCAGATGTGTATGACTCTATGACCCCAAAGAGCTACAAGCGTACTAGGGAATTAAAAAAGAGTGTTAAGAGTGATACATACAGAGTTGGAAGCTTTGTAAGTTCAGTAATCTATCATGACCCTTCAGTAATGAAGCCTGTTGCTCCATATGCAGGAAACAACAGAATGGGTCAGCATCACAGCACAGTAAGGTCATACTTTCCACAAGAGTATTCATTCTTCCTTCCTAGAACAATTAATGATGGCACAAGTGGAAAGATATTTGGGAGCGGCATTTGGACTCAGCCTAGACCATATTTTACAAATGCAGAAAAGAAAATTATGGGAAGTTTTAAGAAAGACTTGAAAGAGCAGTTAATTAAAAGAGGCTTAACTGTAAAATAATTATAATGGATAAAAGGGGTATTTAAAATGAAAATGTTTAACTATGAAATTGATATGTTTCTTATTTTTCTATTCGAACAAGCGGCTAATGCTAAGGATTCTCGTATGCGTACTAGATTTAGAAATCTGGCTCTTGAACACAAGAAATTGGTTGACAGTGAAAGAATTGATCTTGCAAAACAGTATTCTTACAAAGATGAGAATGGCGAAGCTCAAACAGTAGAAAAAGAAGATGGCTCTTCGGCATTTAAGATTAAAGACCAAGAAGCCTTTGCCAAAGAATATAGTATCCTCATGAATGAGGAGTTTATTATAGAGGAAACAGAAGAGAGAAAAGATATGCTAAACTCAATAAGAAATATTATTCTCAATACTGAAGCCACATTTAAGGGTGAAGAAGCTCTTATCTATGACAGGTATTGTGATATTGTAGAAAGTTAATTTAAGGGGGTGCAAACCCTCTTTTTTTGTATGTAATAAAGTTTTAAAGGGGGAAACCAAATGTCAGATATGAAAATTCTATTAACCGCAGACTTAAATATTCCTCAATCAGTCAGTGCGATTAATGACGCTATTAAAGAAGTTCAGAAGCAAATTATCAAAATTCATCTTGAAGTTGATACTACTGCATTGAAAAATGCTCAAGTCAGTATAGAGCAGTTTACTAAAAAGACAGAAGAACAACAAAAGAGAATTAAAAAAATGGCAGATACAACAGCAAAGTCTTTTTATGGAGATGAAACTGTCAACAGCTTAAGAGCAAGAACCGCTGAAATTAATAAATTACTTAGTGCTGGAAACAAGGCAAAAGTAAGTACAAATTATGGTGATGATGGTAAAATAAAGTCAGCAATTTTAGAGTATAGAGATGCTGGTGGCTTCTTAGTAAAAGAGACGATGGCATGGAAAAACAAGGTTGAAGAAGTTGTTAATGAGCAGGGAGAAACAATTGTTCAGAAACAAAGAGTCTTCCAAACTGTAAATAGACAAGTTATGGATGACATGTCTAAGAACAAAGGTGTTATTGAGAAATTTCTCAGCGACACAGATAAGAAACTTAAAAATATTGGTCTTGGAAAATCTGGCATACTTGACGAAAAGAAGCTAGATGAAGTAACAGCAGGCTACACAAATATCAAAAATGCTATGCAGAAACTTCTAGATACAGGTGAAAGAATTAGTGATGAAGAACAGGCTAACACAAAAAAGGCAATCGCTGATATTGACTATCGTATTCAGAAATACAAACAGGAAGAGAAGCAAGTTGAAAAAGTAGCTGAAAAAGTTAAAAAAGTAGTAAAACCTACAATGGATAAGCTTCCTATAGCAACCTCAAATGTTGGAAATGACTTTGCTTATAGAAGTCAGGGAGGAAATTTGGATGCAACAAGAAGTCAGATTGCTCAACAGGTTGCTAGTATTTATGGAAGAGAAGTAAAGCCAGAGAATATTGCTATTAAAGCAACAACTATAGATGCGGCAGGAAAGGCGCTTGTCAGATTTACAGCAGATGTAGAAACTGGTAAGAACACATTCAAAAGATACTCTGGTGAAGTCAGTGAAGTAGATAAAGAACTTCGACTATTAGAAGAAACGATGAGAAGTACTGCTAATAGAAACCTGAGCTTTAGAGAGAAATTTGCTAAAGCTATGGAATCTATTCCTATCTGGATGGCAGGTATGACAGCATTCTATCAAACTCTGCACTTCTTCACAGATGGTGTAGCGTATGTAAATGAGTTTAATAAGTCATTAACACAATTGTCTATCGTATCTGGCAAATCTCAACAAGAAATTCAGGCTACAGGACAACAGATTCGTGACCTAGCGAATGCCATGTCTATTTCAACTGATGAAGTTGCAAAAGGTGCTGTAGAATTTGCTCGTCAAGGCTTACAAGGCAAAGAGATGTTTGACAAAATGGGAACAGCTATTAAGTATGCCAAGATTTCAAACCTTGACTTTAATGAATCTGCTCAAATCCTCACAGCAACTGTAAATTCAATGGGTGTAACTGCTGATAAAGCGGCAGACGTATTCTCATACATGGGTGATGCAACTGCGACTGGCGCTGACGAACTAGGTCGCGCTATGCAACGTGTAGGTGGTACAGCAGGCGCTCTAAACATCCCTCTGGAGAAAGTATCAAGTTGGATTGCTGTCGTGTCCTCAAAGACACGTGAAGGCGCTGAAA